ATTGAGGGTTTTAGTTCTATTTTTAAAGAAGCATATGATTTATGTGTTAAAAACGAAGAGGACACCAAATATCTAATGACATTTCAAAACTTTTTGACTCGAGTTCCCAAATGGAATCAGGAAATTATCAATGTCGAAACAAATAGAATCGTAACAACTAGTAAATGCGGATATCTAGATGATATTCTTACTTGTGTTCATATCACACAATTGAAAATTTTAACAAGCATCCGCGTATCTAGTAAACAAAAAAAGATTGATATTGATATTCCAAAACTACCAGACTTTATACATAAAGTTTATATTGAGTGCGCCAGAAAACTTTATAAAAATGTATATTTATTTGAAAAACACATCATGCCATTACAACAGCAGAAAAACATGCGAGAATGCGAAATCATAACTCGAGAATGTATTTTAAAAGTTATTAGCGATAACATGCCTGTTGAAAAAATTCTAAGAGCATATATTGATCAAACCGAAGAAGAGGAGATTGTAGAAGAAACCGTTGAAAAATCAGCAGAAGAAATTAAAGCAGAAGAGGAAGAAAAGAAAAAATTAGAGGAAAAGGAAGAAGAGGATAAAAAGACAGAAGGGGATGTCGCTGATGCAAGTGAGGAAACTGCAATAGTTGTTAAAACTGATGATAATAAGGAAGACGATTTAACAAAACCAGCCCTCGTGATTAATTCTACTGAAGAACTTCCCGAAGGTGATTTAGAAAATAATGCAACTTCATTAAAGCCATCGGATAATATTATTCCAGCATCACTGAAAATTGCCACTGAAACAGTTGCACCTTTGAAAGCCATCCCGATTACAACAGAAGTTACAACCTCTCCAAAAACATCAATTAGTTTTAGCAATAATGATAGCGTAATGAATTATAATACAAAAGAGTCCCCTACTAAAATAACAACGGCTAGTAGTGCTCTGGTTTCTGCTCCAAAAACACTCGATAGATTAGAAAAAATTAGTCATGAAAGAAACGAACAGAGAAAATTAGAAGAGGAAGAGGAAGACGATGATGATGATGATTTTAATCTTGAAAAAATTAAAATATTTGATAATTCACCAAAATTAGACGCATTGGATATTCAAGTGTTAGATGGGCAGCTAAAATTAGAGGATAAACCTATACTTGAAGGGGTCGAAGTTTTAAGTTAAGTGCGGAAAAATCCCAAATCTATTATTTATGAATAAATATAATGGACAACAATATGTTTATTCAAGGAATTATTGTAAGTTGCGTTTACCTTATTTTTCGATTTATCGAAATGAGATTTATTATCAAAGAGACAATTCCATTGAAAAAATTAATGCGCGATACTTTAGTAGTTTATATTAGTTTTGTTTCCGGAATATTTGTTTATACCCAAATAGAACCTATCAAAAATATAACCAACGTTCCTGTTGTATTTACTAATAGTCCAGATTTTTAATTAGGTTTTGGTCATAATTGTTAATGTTATCAAACATCCAATCAAAACGCCAAATGCATCCGACCACATCGGTATAGTATTATCTGGAGGTATAACTGTTTTAATAGAGTGACTAACAAATGTGCCAAAAATAACAGCCAATACGCTTGCATAAACCTCTGCTATACCGGCGTCTAATAAATTACCTTTTGGCATGAATACTTTTAAATATTTTAATACATACCAAATACCTAAAACATCAATCAGGCCTATTATAATACCATATGAAACTCCTACAAATATTGTTTTATATGTTATAGTTTCGCCATTATTTAAAAATTCTGAGAAGGTCCATGGTTCTTTTTTTTTAGCTTTCCTAGCATTATTTTTTAAGGCGAATGCTATTAAAGACATGCCAGCTACAGATAGTAGTGAAATTGCTATAAATAAATACCCCTTAGCTTTCTTGTTCATATGATATATATTAACAAGAAAAATCATGCATAAATTGGTAGTGCATCAATATCAATAAATTTCTTTTTGCCACATTTCTTCCTATTTGAAAGAAATCGAGAGAATACAGGGTTCGATACTTGTTTTTGCGGTGTATGATTATGAACAGATCGGGCAATCATCTTATATAATTTAAAATCGGGATATCTTTCTTCACCACATTTTTTATATAAAATATTTCTTCCTTTATCATCACAGCACCATTCGCTAATTAATGCTGCTATTGGATCGCCACCTGTTTTAATATCATCTATATCATCCATAAAAAAATCGTATAACGCGCAACCCAATCTACATAAATCAAACGAAGGATTGGGGTCTAATCTAGGTTTCTTATCATTCATATATGGTTGACAATTATACTGCGTGGCTGCATCACCTTTTGGATGAAAACTATCACTACAAATAAACTTACCTTTAAATGAATAGATTGATCTGCCAAAATCTATTACTTTGAATAATCTCCCATAAGTAGGTACCTTATAATAAACTTTATTGTATCTATAGTAAAGAAATTGTTTGTCGGTTTTATTAAACATAATATTATTGGTATGAAGATCATTGTGCGTAAAATTAAACATCTTTTGATATGCTATTAGTGTCATAATTATTTGAAATAGGCAAGATCGCCATTCATCATCAGATAATTCTTCGCCTAACAATGAATCAAGAGTCGCTTCCATCTTTTCCAAACAAATAATTTGTACTGGAAAATCTTTGATAATTGCATTGCAAATAATATCAGAATCCATACTGCTAAAAGAAGACATAGACCCTTCTTCATCTTCATCACTGGAAGAAGATGACCCTTTTTCATTCGACCCATCTGAAGTATGCGATGAACGGGATGAACAAGTAGAGCCACTTTTTCTACTGCTGTTATTTTGAGCATTTTTATTTTTTAGATTAAATTCGAAGACTAAGGCTTCCGTTAATTTTACAGGCTCATTATTAACAGTGGATGTGGTAATAAACAGATCATCGAAATTATCTCCATTCAATGAATATACGGATTTATTGCTAATATTTTTATCAATTCTCAATTTTTTTTTATAATTTCTGGTATCTGCGTCAAAAAACATCTCATCGTCAATTGCTTCAATATCAAATAATTTACCTTTCTGTTCATGGAAATACTTGCTATCATTTAAATATTCTAAATCATCAAAAATATTCATATTGAATTTTTCTTGAATTCCTAGAAAAGAACCAAAAAAGTCCAAGCCATGAATAAATTTATGATTGTGCAAAACATTGCTTGTTAAATAAGTAAAAAACCCATCTACATAAGCCGAATTATTAGAATCAAGTACTTTAGGGTGGCAAGTATTTTGAGATAATTTTGGTAATGATTTTTTTGATTCTTCGGTTAAATCCCCGTATTTTCCGACCATAAATTTAATAGGATCAATCAATGGAGAAAATTTAAAAAAAGCTTTGGCGCTTTTTTTATCATTTTCCGATTTAACTTGACAATTATATGAATTTTTTTGTTCTGTTTTTTCTAAATTTGTAATATGATATGGTTGATTTAAATTGATATTTTGATAATTGGTTTCTTATAGATTAAAAAATTTTCCATATAATGGAATATAATTTTGAATAGTTTTAATTTTATTTAAATCAAATTCTTTGAATAGTGCTGAATTATCATTTTTTTTATAGTAAATTTCAAACATTATTATTTATAGATAAAAGAAATTATTAATTTTAACTGGATTTGTGCGTAATTTATATATAAAATATTAAATAAGCATATAATAACAATGAATTTAGAACTAAAAAAATTTGATATGAAAAATATCTCTTTTAAAGCAAATGAAGCGTCCGGTCCAGTTATTGTATTAATTGGAAGAAGAGATACAGGAAAAAGTTTCTTGGTGAGAGATTTATTATACTATCATCAAGATATTCCAATCGGAACTGTAATTTTAGGGACAGAAGCTGGCAATGGTTTTTATGGTTCATTAGTTCCTAAATTATTCATTCATGATGAATACAATACTGCCATTATTGAGAATATTTTAAAAAGACAAAAAATGGTGATAAAGCAGGTTAAAAAAGAAATGACGGCGTATGGTAGATCGAATATAGATGGGAGAGCCTTTTGTATTCTTGATGATTGCTTATATGATAATTCTTGGTCAAGGGACAAATTAATGAGACTCCTTTTCATGAATGGTCGTCATTGGAAAATTATGTTAATTATTACAATGCAGTATCCTCTTGGTGTACCGCCAAATCTGCGAACTAATATTGATTATACCTTTATTTTAAGAGAGCCCTATATTGCAAATAGGAAAAGAATTTATGAAAACTTTGCTGGGATGTTTCCAACATTTGAATCTTTTTGTCAAGTAATGGATCAATGTACAGAAAACTATGAATGTTTAGTTGTATCAAATAATGCAAAATCCAATAAATTAGAAGATCAAATCTTTTGGTATAAAGCTAGTGCGCATAGAGACTTTAAATTGGGAAGTAAAGAATTTTGGGAAATGAGTAAAAATTTGGGAAGCGACGATGAAGATGATAATTATGACCCAACTGCTGGTAGAAAGGGTCCTACTATTAATGTAAAGAAGAGTAGATGGTAACTAAATTATATTTACTTTTGTAAATTCTCCACCGCCTAAACCTGCTATTGATTCATACTTCTTTCTTGAAAATGCTTTATAATCAAACGAGCATTTATGATCTTCAAATGGAAAATGTTTTGAACAAAATGTACAACCGCATCTACATGTTTTTGTTTGTTGCGTCAAATTAAGTTTTATTCTACAACCATCAAAACCGCATCTATGAGTTTTCTTTTTTTTCTTTTTATTTTTAGGTTTTTTTTTGGGGGCAGGTGGAGGAGTTTTGATTTTACTACTATTTTCCATATTTGTTGGAGTAATTCTACCTTTTAAAGAATTTTGAGGAATTTCAGTTGGAGGATTGGGTGTTTGATTCATGTATAATTATATAAGATATTGGTTTTATTTTATATAATTCGATTAATTAATTTCAATTTAATACTTAATTATTTCCATCAGGGCCATCTTTCTCAGAAATTACCATATCTACATTTGTTTTTACATTTTCATCACTTTGCTCCATCTTTTTGGCTTCCTCTTTGTCTGTTTCACGCGTTCTAATATTAGCTCCCTCAAACAATTCTTTTCTGATATCAGCAGAACTTATAACTTCCTTTTCATTTAATTTATCCTCTGTACTTGTAACTCCAATACCTACCAAATTTCCATCCTTATCTACATTTTGAGTTAATTTATTACCGCTTTCCTGAGCAATTTTAATATTTTCTTCTATTGCTTTTTTCTTAGTTTCAGCTACTCTTTTCTCAAATTCATGTTTGGCTTGTCTTTCATTTTTATTCTTTTCGTGCATGAGTTGATTAAGTTCCTCCTCTAGATACTCAACACGTCCTGTTTTATACGCTTGTGGATCCCACGGCATCCACATTCCAACTGGACCCACAAAAACATCGTGATTGGGATCAATCTCTCTTAACAATTTGCACCTTAACTCCGCCTCCTCTTGTGAAGGAAATGAGCCTCTGACTTTTAGTCCGCGAGTATTTGTCTGGAATGAGTATAATTCATTAAATGTCTTTTCAAGATCCTCTTCTTTAGCATCAAGAAAGTTTTTATAATCATCTCTTATTGTCGTTTGTACAAGATCTTTTTGTTCGCTTTTCAAATACTCTTGAAAATCTCCCATCACTTTGTCAAAATTCATACTGTATTTGTATGATAAAAAATTCAAAAATGCAGTAAATTTCTGTACGCCTTTGGTATAATCCCAATGCTTTAGGAATTCCTCGAAGAAAAATAAATCTTTCTTTTTCAAAATATTATCAGGACTTACAAATGAAATACAGGTAAATTTTTGTCCAGCAACTGGCTTATCTTCATCAAGCAAATCAACATATTTAGGATTAGACGTTCCGTCCGCTAAATTTTGTTTTTCAAAT